AGGATGAAGTCCGTGCCGAGGTGCGAGTAGGCCCAGAGGTAATGCTGCTTGCGGGCCTGAATGATCCGCTGGGCGATCGTCGTGATGATCGAGACGCCGGTCGCCGTCTGTTGGTCGATCGTGCTCGAGTCCGACCCCGAGGCATAGGGCAGGCCACCCATGATGTTCTGAAGGTCTCCCTTCAGGAGGGCCTCGGCCTGAAGGGTGATGTTCGCCACGGTCGGGTCGATCTTCAGCGTGTCGACCTGCCCCGGGTCCTCCACGAACCACTGCGCGTTCGGCGCCCACTCGAACGCCTCCGGATCGTCCACGTCCGAGCGGATGAGAGTGATGAGGTTGGCGAGCATCCGCACCACGTCGAGCCGCTGGTTCTGAAGCGTCCAGAGCATCTCCTGAAGTTGGGCGAGGGCCTCGACCACGGAGAGCCCGGGAATCTGGAAGGCGTCGGGCATCGCCGAGCAGACGATGAACGGCATGCGCCCGTTCCAGAGCGGATTGGGCCGATCGGCGAGGAGCACCGTCCGGTTGCCCACAGTGATGACGCGCTCGGGCGTCCAATACTCGAGCACCTCGTGGAGGTCCTGAGTGCGGTCGACGCCGCGGAGCTTCATCTCCCGGGCGGTGATGTCCGAGTTGGTGTTGCTCGTCGTCTTCGACTGCTTCAAGTCATCGACGTTCTTGTAGACGCCGAGGGCCTCCTGGCGCTTCAGGGCGGCGAACGACTCCCAGGTGCGGTGGATGAGGTACTCGGCCTTCTGGGCGCTCGGGGCCTGGCTCGGCCAGAAGAAGTCGCGCACGTCCACGACCTCGGAGCAGGCGTCGTCCACGACCAGGGCGTCCTCGAGGTTGACCTCCTCGTGGGTGTAGAGGGTGTCGATCGTGGACCCGAGCGAGTCCTGGATCGTGACCACCGAGGGGGCGAGCTTCGTGACCGTCCGGCGCTCCGTCATCCAGTAGGTCTTGAGCGCCGAGATTCCGGCGATCATGTCCTGTTGCATGAACGGGCGTTGCTTCTCGGCGAAGTGGTCACGATCGAGGGCGTAGCGCACCGTGTCGGCGACCGCATCGACCGCCGTGATCCGGGCCACCACGTCCTGAAGGGGCTCGTCGGGCCGCGGGCGCGGACGGATGTCGAAGCGCGGGTTCGGCTCGAGCATCGTCGCGAGCATCCCCTCGCAGGTCTGAAGCACGTACGGCGTCGTGACCTGCGAGTGCCAGTCCTCCTCGTTCGAGGAGGGCGTCTCCTCGGCGAGCGCGCGGTAGGAGTTGTAGCGGCGCTCGGTTCGCCGAATGAAGTCATCGTGATACCGGCGCTCGCAGTCCTCCACCGCCTTGCGGACGAGCCCCACCGCGTCCGAGGTCTGGGTCTGGTCGTAGAGGTCGGTCTCAACCACCGGCCGGTGCCGCCTGAGCAATCGACGCGCCGCCCGAGAGGGCGCGGGAGAGGCTCTTCATGTCGCCGGACTGGACGGACTTCTGGTTGGACGCCTTCAGCTTCAGGACGCCCGTGAGCAGGCTCCCGGCAGCGGCGCGATCGGCCTCGTCGGGGTCGAGCCGGATGAAGGCGTGGAGAGCCTCCTCGGCCACGTCGAGGGCCTCCATCGAGTTGTCGAAAAGCTCGCCGCCCTGACCGTCGGGCGGGCCGCCCGGTTGGCTCCCGTCGTCGGGGGGCGGGCCCAGGGTCGGGTCGACGGGCGCGTTCGGGTCGGGCGGGCCCGGGCCGTCCGTGGGGGCGCCGCCCTGAAGTGCAGCGGCGAAGTCCTGCATGCTCATGCGACTCTCCTTTTCTCCCAGGGACGCAGGTAGGGCTTGGCCTTGGCGCTCGAGGACCGGCGCACGCGCTTCGGGTGAGTGCCGTAGAGGCGATACATCTCGAGCGCGATCCCGAACGCCATCACGCGGTCGTCGTTCGAGCCCTCCTGGGCGCGCGGGCTCGGAAGGGTCTTCTGGCGGACGAAGGTGCGGCACTCCATGAGGAGCGTCCGCGGCATCGCCGGGATCGCCCGCTCGCGGATCGCCTGCTCGATCTGGTTGATGACGAGCGGCCGGGTCTTCGCGTTCATCGGGAAGCCGTAGTTGACGAGCATGTGCGCGTCCGGCCGGTCGGCGATCGTGTGCCGGTAGAGCTTCGGATAGGAGGGTCTGCCCTTCCGGCCGTCGCGGAGGGAGATGACGACGGGCTCCCCGTAGCCGCCGCCCATCTCGATCGCGAGCCTGGCGGTCCCGTACCAGCGGCCGAGGTAGTGGAGTTGCTCGGCGTACTCGTCCGCGTCGAGCTTGCCGTGAATCTCGGCGGCCAGGGCCATCGAGGTCAGGTCGATGACGTAGGCGCACGAGTAGTCGAAGCCGCGCCCGGTCGCCACGTCGGCGCCGATTGCGTACGAGTGGGTCGGGTCGGGCTTCGCGTAGACGCGAATCCATCCCTTCTCCTGCCACTTCAGCTTCGCCTTCGAGCCCGACTCGTTCGCGAAGAAGCGCATCCGCCCGGTCTCCCCGAGCGGCGTCTCGGCGTAGACCGCAAGCGCCTCGAGGTCGAACCAGCATTCACCCGTGTTGATGAAAGCGTCCTCGGGCGTGCGCGGGAACTGCTCGGCCCGGTCGGCGGGCGGGAGCGCGCGCGCGTTACGCGCGTACCACTCCTCGTCGCGGTCGGGGTGGAGGTCCCAGGCGAGGAACTGGGTCTCGATCCCGTACTCCTCGGCGTTGACGTAGAGGTGATGGAAGAAGTTGCCTTCGCCGGTCTGCTCGTTCGAGACGCCATTGGCCGTCGAGATGACGACGATCTGGCCGCCGTTGTCGGCGGTCGGGAAGGTCGCCTTCCAGGACTCGCGCGCGTACTCGTGGCGGGCGTACTCATCGAGGAGGACGATCGTCGCGGTCTCGCCGTGACCGGCCCGGCGCGTCGAGGGGAGCCCGACCACGCTCGAGATGCGCCCGTCGGGGACGGTGAACTCGATCAGCGTCGAAGGGCGCGCGTCGCGCGAGGGCTTCGTCACCTCGGCCTCGAAGCGGAGATGCTCGGGCAGTGAGACGAACATGTCGAAGATGCGGTTCACGACCTTGATCGCCTCGTCCTCGTTGATCGAGACGACGAGCGCGCGCGTGCCCGGCATGGTCAGGAGCTTCCAGAGCGCGTAGCCCGCGGCGAGCCAGGTGATCCCGATCTGGCGAGCCTTCAGGACGAGGCTCAGCGGGTGGGCGATCCACTCGTCCAGGACCTCCCGCTGCCAGTACCACCCGGCCTCGGGATCGTTGAGGGTGAAGTGGAACCGCTCGCCCGTCTTCGGGTCGATGCACTGGACATGATCGAGCAGTCCGCCCGGGTGCTCGAGCGCGGCGGCGCGCTCGTTGAGGCGCCGCGCGTACTCGCGCTTGAACACCTCGAGGGACTCGGGCGAGACGCCCTCCGCAACGGTCAAACGGCCTCCTTCGCCAAAAAGCCGAAAACCGTGTCAAACACGATTTTACGTTGGCTTGCCTACAGGGCTTGCCGAATGCGCCGCGTCGCAAATCGGCATGTTTTCCGCGAGACCCGAAAAACCGGGTTGATAAAATGTCCCTCGGAATGGTCAATCGTACGAAAGGAACACCGATGAAGTTCGCAATCCGATTCCACTTCCCCGGCATGGACGGGGTGACCTACGCGGGCGACTACAAGGGCGCGCTCGGATGGGCGCCGACACTCAAGACGGCGATCATCTGGACGAACCGCGAGACCGCCGAGCGCATCCTCGAGAACGGCTACGGCTCGATGGCCGCCTACGGCGAGGTGGTCGAGGTATGAGCACGCTCGAGCGCGAAGCCTGGTTCGCCTGGGTCGCCTGGGGCGCGTGGGCGAAGTGGACAACCTGCGCCGACTGCGAGGAGCGGCTCTACTGCCGCTCGAAGGGCGGGCACCGCTACCTCTGCCTGGGGTGCTTCGACCAGAGCTAGAGACCGCAAAGCCTACGGGTGGTCGGCCACGGGCCGAACCCGCGACCGGACAGGTACGCGCGCATCGCGACCGTGATCTGGATCGCCGGGGGCCAGTGGTCGGCCGTCCCGAAGGCCGAGAGGAACTCGCCCCCGTAGGTTCGCTGGAAGGTCAAGTCCATCTGAAGACCGCCGTAGTACGGCGAGCCCGCGTCGTCCCAGGCGCCCTCGTGTGAGTGGATGCAGAGGAAGGAGCGCCAGAGCCATCCGGCACTGTCCGACCTCGAGGCGGTCGCGGCGTGAACCCAGTAGAGGAGGGTCAGGACAAGGGTGGCGAGTAGCACCTTCACGGGCTACCTCCTCGTCATCGCTGAGACCCCTCGATCGAAGAGCGCTACGAAGGCGGCGCCTGTTGCACCGGAGGCGGCGAGTGGGTCGCGTTCACCGAGACGGAAATGGAGTCCTTCGCCGGGTCGCCGCCGAGCGAGGTGAGGATGTCGGCCGGGGTCTGGGTCGGCGGTGCATCACCCTCCTGCAAGGTGATCTGGATGTTGATGAACATCACTCTCCTCTCGATGGAGTACGGGCGGCGAGGTCAAGCTCGAACGAGTCCGCGAAGGTCTTGAGTCCCTCGACTCCGAACACGGCCGTCGGCTGCTCAGGCGACATCTCCTGGGTGACGTTGCCGTCCTCGTCAACCTCTTGGATCACGGGGACGACGAGGAACTTGTAGGGCCGGTAGGTCGGCATCAGTTCGCCACGATGAGTTGTCGATAGCCGGTGCCGCCCGAGTCGGGCGCGCCAACGTCAACCCACCGCGCCCCGTAGATGCCGAAGGTGAGGAGAAGCGCCGAGGATGACCCGCCGTTGGCGGCAGAGCCGTCGATCCTGAGAATGCCAGGCGTCGCCAGCGTGTTCGCCGCGTAGCGGTAGAGCTTCGCGTCCTTCGCCGACCCGAAGGCAAGACCCTTGTTGAGGTCGGCGGTGTTGTTGTCGAGCCAGAGTTGCCCGCTCACCCGAGAGTCGTTGCTCGCCCAGAGGCCGACGTTCGTCGCAAGCTGGATCGGTGGCCCCGCGACCCGGTAGAACACGGTGTCGTTCGGCATGAAGTAGATCGCGCCGTCGCTGTTGAGCAGGATCTGGTTGGCACCGCCCGCCGACGACGCGAAGCTACCGTTGGTCGCCAGGGCACCGGCCCCCGAGCG